TCACTGGGATTTGTGATTTAATCCGATCGTCATTCAGGACTTCTGAACAAACAAGGGATTTATGTCCCTGGAGAGCCATCATTTCTTCTTCGACACTCACAAATCGTGGGCATTCCTTGTAAATTAATTTTTTTACGTGAACAGCCTGAGTTTGACCCATGCGATGACTTCTGCCAATAGCCTGGAGTTCTGTGGCTGGGTTCCAAGCAGGGGCGGTGATGTAGACTCTCGTAGCTTCTTGGAGATTGAGACCCTGACCACCACTTTTGATTTGGATGATGAAGACCGCGCCTCGTCCAGACTTTTTGAACGCGTCAATCTGTTGCACACGAACATCCTTTGAGACGGACCCGTCGATCCTGAAAACGGGGCACGACAACTGAGATTGAATGTAGTTCATCTCACCCTTGAACTGACAGAAGATAAGGGTTTTCTCGTTGGGGTGTTCTGCCAGTAGTCTGAAGAGAGTCTCCATCTTGTTCGATCTCCCAGTCCACTTGGTGGGTTTAGTTTCATTTTTTTGAGCGACCCCGTTCAGATACATCTGGGGCCAAATCATGCACTGCCTCGCTCTCAGAAGGCATTCCAAGATGATCATGTTTTTAGAGTTCAGGGTCTGAGCGTCTCTGAACGCGTCTTGAATGACACTTTGAGCTTCCAGGAACACAAACTCATAGAGGGATTTTTCTTCTTCGAACATATCAAGCTCGACGTTGTCGAACGTGCATGGGGGGAGTCGGAGACGTTCGTTGAGCTTGACGAGGTCCTCCTTGGTACGTCGGAGAATGTAGACATCCTTGATCTCCCTCGATCTCCCTTGCACGAAATTCTTGGAAAGACCCAAGAACGCGCAGAGGGATACAAAGTCTTCCATCGAGTTGAACACAGGGGTCCCCGTCACAATCCACTTGATGGTAGTCTTCAGACGGCAAACATTCTTGAAAATCTTGGAACGTTTGTTCCTGATTTCATGGGCTTCATCGAGGATGACTCGATTCCAGCGACAGTTGTGTAGAGGGGTTCTCGCATCCTCTTTACCACCGTGCACAGTAAGTAATGTATACGGCGCGATCGTAACAGAGCATTTACCCGGCGTTGTGAGAAGTTCCCAATCGAGATCTCGTTTGGGGCCATCGAATACTCGAACCTCGATAGTTGGGGCGAAGCGTTTGATTTCTTCAACCCATTGGGTGATAATAGATTTGGGTACGACGATTAGGGTGCGTTGTTTGGGATTTCCGAGAATCGTAGAAATCAACTGCACCGTCTTACCCAGACCCATTTCGTCACATAAAAAACCACCTTTAGGTCCGGACGCCTGATTTTCCATACCAAGCATCCATTGCACTCCATCTCGTTGATAAGGTATATACAATCGAGTATTGATCGTATTTATGGCCAATTTGTATTGATCACTAATCATCGTTGTATGGATCTTCGTCAGATAATATTTCAATTTCACACTTGACTGGTTCCTTTTCCTTTTTTTTACGTGTTTTCTTCAACTTAGGTGGAGGAAGTTCATTTAAATGTTCTCTAAAATATAAAACTTTATCCCAAAATGCTCTCATAATTGGGAGATTCGTTTTCCACCATTCACGATCTCTCTTTACGTTTACGACATCAAACTCTTCTGGTAGAGGCCAATTTGTGTCTGCTGGTTTGTACTGGATGAAGTCAGCCTCTTCGAGGTCTAGGATCTCCATACAGAGTTGAAGCTGGGGCATATAGTGTTCCGGAACTTCTCCGGGAATGATTTTGCGCTGAGGGGGGCACTTGATTTCTACTAATTTTCCAGACTCGGATACACCATCAGGACTTCCTCCCAGCCACTTGTGCTCGGGGTGAGGACAGAGGCCAATCTCATGAACAACTTCATTATGTCTTTGTTCGTAAAGGATTCGAGCCTCATCTTCGTATTTTTCACCGTGACGGGTCGCCGCGTTACCTGTAAACTTTTCACCGAGACCACACTTCTTGAGTAGGAGACCCTCGGGTGTCTCATATTTGTTTACACCTATGGCCGTAGCTGCATCACTAGCGGTTAACATATTACCACGGAGAGCCAACCATTCCTCAGACTTTTGGGCGGCATACTCCCGTTCAATCAACGCTTTAACTTTTGGGTGCATATTACATAGTACTATTTTCTAGTTTTTAAGCCAACTTAGGTGAAATCATAGTTGGCGTAGGTTCCCAAAAGTTCAAAATAACTCCTGGCCGCATTTTGTTCAGCCTGTTTCTTACTTCTCGCGATTCCTCTGGCAAAGAATACGTTTTGGACGTAGATGTCAATATAGAAAATTCCCTCCTCATGACCAGATACCCGATATTCGGGTAGTTCCCATCCGTTCACTTGACAATACCGCATGAGATGATCTTTGTAATTATCGTCAATCATGATCATATTCATGTTGATGATGGCGGGGTCTTGGTAGATTCGTAAAATGAATTCTTTGGCATGGATAAGACCAATATCCATATAAATCGCACCGATCAGTGCCTCAAATACATCTTCAAGGATTTTGGTATTGTTGTTCCAGGAGTTCCGCATACCCTTCTCATCCATGATGACATATTTATTGAGACCCAAATGATTCGCGATGTGGGCCAGTGTTTCACCACGAACGAGCTTTGTGCGAGCTTTCGTGAGGAAACCTTCTTGCTTGTTTTCATACCGATCAAATAGATATTTGGTGATGACAAAACCTAATACAGAATCACCTATAAATTCAAGAGTTTCAAAAGACTCCGTAAGATTTTCATACTCCTTTAGAGCAGACTTGTGCGTAAAAGCTTTTTGGTACAAACCTAGGTTTTTTATTTTTGTACCAACAACTTCTTCAATTTGTGCCTTTTCAATGAAAGTCACCATGTTGTTATTATGTATTGGGTTTTATTTTTTAAGCCTTCTTGACGTAATGAGGAGAGAGATACTTCTGAAGGTTAAGGTAGGTGACGACGACACCCTCGGGAGGAGAGAGGAGTTCACGAAGCTTGTCGTCGAGGATAATCTGACGGCCGTTTTCGGGATGCTTGAGACCCTTGTCAGTGATATACTTGTTGACGAACTTGGTCACCTCAGAGCGGGAGATGAGCTCACCAGCAGGAAGTCCGAGAAACTCCTTCAACTTAGGTGTAATTTCCTGCTTACGATTGAATCCGTTGTTCTCAGCGCGCTTCTTGGCCTTCTCACCGTTAGGATCCTCCTGAGTGTTCTTAATCTTACGAACAAGCTTGGTCAGGTTCTTGACGTCGTTACGAAGGGCAGTGATTTCGGTCTGGATGTTTTCGAGAGACATTATACCTTTCTTAGTCCCCTAATCTTTAAGTCTATGAGAAAGACGAAACATAAACATATGAACATTCTCACGATGTGATTAAAAGCCTTTTCCTTGTCCAATCTCTTCAGGGGTTCTATGTTTATCACATCGGGGACGTCTATGTATCTGAAAGGAGGTCTAGATCCATCAGAGACACATCCACCAAAGCAACAATCATCTGGACATCTCAAAACTCTTTCACCACGACGCACACCACAGAATTGGTTCGGATTGTTAGAAAATTGATAACAGCGACACTCATCTATGACGTTGCACACCATATTATTATATTCCAATATATTAATGGACGAACATATTTATTCAAAGTCGACTATGGACGCATTCCTGAAGGAGCATCTTCTCTTCAGGGATCCAAAGATGAAAAAGTATTTCGATCGTAACCTCCAGAGGGATTTGGGTAAATTTAGGACTCAAGCTCGAACGAAACATTCGACGAAGTCTTTCGAGAAGTTCATGTACGTCTTGATAACTGATAGTATTCGTGACATCATTCTCCAAACGGTGGGTGAAATTACAGAGCACATGAAAGACATGGGCGACTTGGTGATCAGTGGTGGTGAAGCTTTCAACATATACACAGCTTATGATGATCGAATAGTCACAAGTGATATAGACGCGAAGTTTGTGCCTCGAATGTCTGTTGACCCAAAATTCTTCGGTAAACTTCAAGCTACTAAACTGATATTGTGGGATAAACTCGGTCAGGTTGCTCAAAAATTGAACCTGAGAATTAAAAAGAGAATGATGGCCATGAGGAAAAAGTATCCCAAAATATTCAAGTTCCTGGGTGTGAACTTCGATGCCAAGGGTCCTCATGTGACAAGAAGATACATTCTCATAAAAAAGAAGAAGACGAGACCGGATAACAAACCGAGTAAAGATGATGTGTTCATAGATGTGGAATTGTTCGCCCTCGACCTCAACATAAAGTTCTTGTCGACAAAGACTGGTAAAGTTGAAAACACAACTATAGGTGGTATATTGGACATACCCTTCATGCGTCCAAATGAATTCGGTTATGAAGTCGTCTTATCCAGACGTAGAGGTGTCACGTATCGTAATCCCGAAACTGGTAAGTCTGTGAGAAACAATAAGATATTCGTAGCCAGTAAAGAGTTTCTCATCGAAGACATTTACTTGATGCACAAATTGAAATTACGTCCAGAGAAGAAAGAGAAGGATAGACAGAGGTTGCTCAAACTTTCCAAACTTTTCGTGAAAACTGTAAATCCTTCAGACTCAATTGAGACACTGTTCAGGAGGGTTCACAGTAAGATAGTCAGGAAGAAGCCAGTCACACGTAAGAATGGGAAGGTTTCCATGACGAGAGCCGCCAAGATAAACCCTTACAAATACAACAGTTACACAACCAAACCCTCAGACGAGCGTCTTTCCAAGCAGTTTGTACACGGTTTGAAATCTACACTCAACAACGTAAAAGTGAATGGCTACGAGAATAGCTCAGGGAACAAGAGGTTTAACGCTAAAAGCTTGAAATGGAAAAACGTGACTAACAACTCATACGTTAAAAATGAGATGAACTTGAGAACGAAAAATGCGAAAAAAATACCAAAGCGGCTGAATGTGAGCAAAACTTTATATGGTTATAAACCCAGGAGAAATAAATGGGTCCCCAACTCAGTGCTAGATAAGGCAGCTGCTATACCATTTGTTGGTTTAAAGAAATAGTTACCATATAATCTATAATGATTTTTGATACTCTTACCAAGGGTGAGGATGGTCTTCGTTTCGTGAAAGTCCGTAACGACAATAAACGCAAGGTGTTCATTCAGCTGAATGGTGTCAAGATTTCTGACATCTCTGATGAGATTACCCTTGACCTCGTCTCCGAGTCGAACATTGAGAAGGTCAACGTGGTTGACTCCAAAAATGTTGAGGCTGCGCAAGAGAATTCCACTGAGTGGTTCGGTAAGGAGCTCTCCGAGGCTGTCATCAGGGGAGCTTACACCCCAAGTGTGGTTGAGGGTCAGGTGACGTGCGATCGTATTGACGCGACTAAGGTTTTTGATTCCCAGCAGGAGAGCGTCGATTTTGAGACTGTCCAGCCCGGTAAGACTTGTGATGTCATCTTGGAATTTTCGGGACTTTGGTTTGCCAAGAAAACTTTTGCTTGCACATGGAATCTTGTCCAGGTCAGGCTCCACCCCGAGCCGGTTCTCGATACCTACCCAGACCAATACGCTTTTGTCGATGATGACGAGCAGTAAAAAAAATTTGTTAATTATATATAAAAGATGATGAAAGGTCGTAACCAGAACATTCTGATGCTGGTCGCCGTAGCTGTCCTTATCTTCCTCCTCTGCAACTTAAACTCCAAGTCTTCTTACACCATCACCGAGCGTGAGTATGCGCCTTTCGGCTCTGGTCCTGCTGTTGTGGGTCCCTCTGCCGGCCCCACCGCTGGTCCCGCTACCTGTGGCATGAACCAGGGCACGGGTCTCGCTTCTTCTCTTCTCCCCCGTGAGATCGCGTCCGAGGAGGACTTTGGTCAGTTCGCGCCCGAGGATGTCCTCGCTGGTCAGAACTTCCTTGACCCTCGTCAGCAGATCGGTATGCCCGAGACTATCGGTGGCGCTCTCCGCAACGCCAACCAGCAGATCCGCAAGGACCCCCCCAACCCCAAGGACCCTTACGTCTGGAACAACTCCACCATCGTCCCCGACTTGATGCAACGTGGATTGTGCGCCTAAAGTTAAAGATTAGATATCTATAGTAATTAATAATGGCGAATGTCTCTAACGAGCTCTCGGAAACTGTATCTAAGCTTGTAGAACTTACAAAGCAACTCTCGGATGCGAAGTCTGATATCAAGATTCTTAACCAGGAGGAGAAGCGTCTCAAGGAGAATGTGAAGAAACACATGATTGATCAGGGTATCGACACGATCAATCTCAGGAAAGGGAAAATAAGTATTCGTAAGTCTGTTCGGAAAGGCACGATGAACAAAGAAGCCATCTCGGCTGGTCTCATGACTTTCTTCTCAGGTGACGAAGCCAAAGTTGAGGGAGCTTTAAATGCAATCAAAGATAATCTCAAGACAAAGGAATCGACTTCTATCTCATTAACAGGTATAAAAGATAAACCCCCTAAGGAAGTAAGTAACTGAACATCATGGTTTGGAGTCAATACGTATACGAGGCTACTAACGGTTTCGACCCCGATGCCAGCGATGATGATGAATTTTTTGAAGACACTCCTCTGAATATTGAAGACTGGGAAGTCCAATATTCAGACGAATTATGGCACATGTGGGACATTATCAGGACATCACTATATGACTCTCATATTATGCATGATGGGAAGTTTTGTGACTTTGTGGAATTTTGTTTTAAGGAACATGACTCCTATAGTGAGCGAGTCACGTGGGATGATCACGTCTATGAACAATGTCTTCACACTATTTGGAGACGCGTTCGACGGAGTGTGAATGCCAATGGACTGCATGAAGAAATGATGCGGGGTGCCAACTTCTTTCATTTTGAAGAGTTTGCGAAAAATTATATGGACCTATATTAATATGCTTCCACCCAACCTCACAGCCCAGCGAGTAGCCATCCCAGCCGCCCTTTTTTTAACGTTAAGCCCCGGTGTGCTCTTGACCACCAACGGGGAAAAGCTTTCTTTCATGAATCAAAAAACAAACCAAATGGCTATCTTTTTCCACGCTCTCGTGTTCTTTGTCGTGTACAGTCTGATAGCCAAGGCCATGGGTCTGGTTCTCACCAAGACAGACCTCCTGGTGAGCACAGCTCTGTTCCTCATCCTGAGCCCAGGTCTTCTCCTTACTTTACCCCCCGGGAGCAAGGGTGTCTTTCGATCGGGTCAGACGAGCGTGACATCTGCTCTAGTGCATTCCATCGTTTACGCGATTGTGTTCGCGACATTACGGCGCCAATTTCCTCAGTTCTACTAAGTAGGAAGATGAAATACCTTGTTTTGGGGCCAGCTTCGATGGGTATATTCGCTCTCATAGGGGGTCTGAAGGCACGGGAATCTCAACTTGTAGATGTCCAGGAAATCTCGGGGTCCTCGGCGGGTTCGATTCTGGCCCTCTTCCTGGCTGCTGGTATGTCGGTTGATGAAATATTAGAGACTGCCACGTCTATCAATCTTTCAAACTTTTTTAAAATCAAGTTAGGTTCATTCTTCACTAAATTCGGTTTTGTAGACGTGCACCCAATCAGGAAAAAATTGGTTGACATATGCGGTTCAGACCCGACATTTAGTGATTTGGAGATGAAAATTTATATTTCAGCGTTTTGTTTGAACACCTCGGAAACAGTTTACTTTTCCAAGGATACACATCCTGAAATGAAAGTCATAGACGCGGTGTGTATGAGTATGGCTGTTCCGTTCATATTTTCATGTGGAACATACATGGATAAAACGTATGTAGATGGTGGTATGAAAGAAGAATACCCATTGACACCGTTCCTAGACAAAAAACCACATGAAATTACGTGTATGAAAGTAAGAATCAATCAGATTTATCAGGAAGATATAAATACACCGAGGCAGTTTGTGGAGACATTGGTTCGTTCTGCACTGTCCAATAGAGAGAAACACGACAAACCCGTAGAAGAACTAGAAATAAACATAGGAGACACGAATATATTTGATTTTAGTATGAGTTATGAGGAGAAGATTAGATTGTTTAATACAGGTTACACTTTTTTGAATTAATACTTTTTTGTCAGTCTAATATATATGATAGATGCGTGTGATCCAGACGCAGATCTGAGCACTCTTCGGAAGTTAATAAAGTTGAACACCGGAGAGAATATTAAACTGACAAAAGATGAAATATGTCAAGTTTATAAAAATATTCAGGATGAAAAATTACCATTACCACCCCTGATTTTGAGCAAGAATAAGACTTACATGACTGATCGTAAATCTCCTTTATCTGTACGAGATTACGAAACATTATTCAACCCTTCGTCGAAACTTGTCGATATAAAGCGTATTGCACGTAAAGTCAAGTTGGAGAGTGTCGAAAAAAAGACCAAGGGTGATTTGATCATAGCAATCGGGAAGAGATTGAGACATCTGAAAGTTTCCGAACCTATTAAGATCTCAAGGAAACGTGTCATCAGGAAAACGTCTGAGAAGAGGAACGACCTCAACTCTGTGATGAACAATACAGGAAACAAGAGCAATCTCAATTCTGCTATGAACAATACAGGGAATAGGAACAACCTCAATTCTGCTATGAACAATACAGGAAACAAGAGCAACCTCAATTCTGCTATGAACAATACAGGGAATAGGAACAACCTCAACTCTATGGTGAAAAATGCGGGGAATAGGAACAACCTCAATTCTGCTATGAACAATACGGAAAGGAGAAACAACCTCAACTCTGCTATGAACAACATAGGAAATAGGAACGATAGAAAGGTTAATTTTCCAAACGAAAGTATCTTCAAAAGTCAACCAAAACCCGATTTTCTCAAAACTCGTGAGACTGGAAATTCTCAAACGAGTGCGGTGCGGTTTGGAGATGTTTTTCAAAAAAGCACACCGTCATTTCTTAAAAGGGTTAGGAGAACTGATCCTCAACCTAAATCTAATGTGTTTAATAATTCTGGTCCAGGTCCTGCCATACCGATGGGTCCAAACGTCCCTAACCCTCTCCCCGTGAAGCCAAATGGGTCCAATGTCCCCACCCCCGTGAAACCAAATGGGTCCAATGTCCCCACCCCTGTGAAACCAAATGGGTCCAATGTCCCTACCCCCGTGAAGCCAAATGGGTCCAATGTCCCCACCCCCGTGAAACCAAATGGGTCCAATGTCCCCACCCCTGTGAAACCAAATGGGTCCAATGTCCCTACCCCCGTGAAGCCAAATGGGTCCAATGTCCCCACCCCCGTGAAACCAAATGGGTCCAATGTCCCCACCCCTGTGAAACCAAATGGGTCCAATGTCCCCACCCCCGTGAAGCCAAATGGGTCCAACGCCCCTAAACCCAAACCATTCATATTCGGAAGTTCAAACGGCGTCTCTGATCTGAAATCAACATTGAAGAAAAAGTTGAAAACTTTGAAAAAGCTTAGAAGTGATGAAATGAATATGTTCCTGGCGAAAGTGTCAAAGCTTGAGAACCTTGATGATATATTTGAAGAGGCCAGACAGAAAGATCAGCAACGATACACTGAAGAATCGGAGCTGATAGAAAAAAAGATAAGGAACGCCAAGACTAACAAGGAACGGAAGATTGCTATCGCCGAGAACAGGCGGATCAAACAGGAAAAGGCTGCTGCTAATATCCAAGCCAAGAAAAATGTTGCCGCGTTGAAAAGGGACGAGAGAAAGATAAACCTATCGAATAGATCCAACGCCATTAAGAATGCTAAACGGGCCTTGAAAACGAACCTCGACTCTCTCAAACAACTGTCTCGTTCTGAAAGAAATTCATATTTATCCAGGGTTAAGACAGTGGAAAATGTAGATGATGTGTTCATAAGTGCGAGTCAGTTGGATCAGAAAAGATATGACCAAAAAATACAAAATGCTGAAAATAAAGTTTCAAAAGCTAGAACTGAAAAGGAAAGACTAGAAGCTAAAAAGGAAAAAAATCGTTTGGAACGAGAACAAAACGAGGAAGAAAGGAAGGCTCGTAAGAAAGCCAAGCAATTGAGAAATCAATCTGTCCGGAATAAGTTGAACAATACAAGAGTCCAACAAAAGATTGAAAAATTAAACACCAACTCTGCAATAAAGACGGCAGCTTTAGAAGCCAAAACAAGAAATAAGAAAATCCAGACAGCTAAAAATTCTCTCAAGAGAAACTTGGGATCCCTGAAGAAGTTAACTACGTCTGAACGAATGGCTTATCTTAGTAGGGTCAGGGCACTCGAGAACATTGATGATGTGTTCGCTGAGGCTCAGAGACTTGATCAAGAACGTTATGATCAGCAACTTGCTGACCTCAAGCAAAAGAATTCTCAGGTAAGAGATGAAAAGGAACGTAAGAGAATCGCGATTGAGTCTCGGCGTGTGATCAAAGAACAAGAGATGGCTAAAATTCAAGCGACGAAGAATCTCAAAAGAATGAGAGAGTTGAACCGGTCTTATAAAAATGAAGAAAGAAAGCAAAACATTATAAATAAAAAGAGGAATGACAATTCAAAGCTTCCCGTAGCACCGATTGTTCCTCCTATGGCTGACATAGTAAAACCTAACAAACCTTTCAATGCAATGGGTAAATTCCAAAACGCTGGTAAGAGGGTAGGTAATCTCGTCAAGGGTTTCAATTTGAAAAAGAAGTCGGCCGAACCAAACACGGAGAAGAAGCCTTTCAACGCGAAGAATAAGTTCAAGGGTGCCATTGGTAAAATTGGTGCTATGAAGGCTTTCAAACCTAACACAGTTGCCAAGGATGAGTCTAAGAAGCCTTTCAACGCGAAGAATAAGTTCAAGGGTGCCGTTGGTAAAATTGGTGCTATGAAGGCTTTCAAACCTAACACAGTTGCCAAGAACAAGTTCAATGCAAAGAATAAGTTCAAGGGTGCCATTGGTAAAATTGGTGCTATGAAGGCTTTCAAACCTAACACAGTTGCCAAGAACAAGTTCAATGCAAAGAATAAGTTCAAGGGTGCCGTTGGTAAAATTGGTGCTATGAAGGCTTTCAAACCTAACACAGTTGCCAAGAACAAGTTCAATGCAAAGAATAAGTTCAAGGGTGCCGTTGGTAAAATTGGTGCTATGAAGGCTTTCAAACCGAATGTAGTCACCAAGAATAAGTTCAAACCAAACCTGAATACAATCAATGAGAAGAAGCCTTTCAACGCGAAGAGTAAGTTTAAGGGGGCAGTAAGTGCAGTAACAGCATTCAAACCTGAAAACACATTTGATGCAGCTGCGGAACTTGATAAGCAGCTCAATATTAAGGGTAAAGAACTCAATAAAGCAAACACAAACAAGAAGATCCGTGACGGTGTGGAGTTCAAACTCAAGCAGATCAATGGTCTCACTAATACGGATGTCACTGAGTTCATGACAAAGTGGAACAAGTCAAAGAACAAAGTCATATTCAACCAGGCTCGTAAGAGGGGTGCCGGTCGTCTCAATGGTAAAGCAAAAACTGAGGAACGTGCGAAACCAAAGGAGGAAAATAATTTCAACACAGCAGCTGAGATGAACAAACTCAACCTGGCACCCACAAAAAACAGACTTTTGAAAAAGGCTAAAAATGAAGTTGGTCGGTTCGCTGGTCGCATTGGTAAATGGGATCCCGCCATTAAGAATGCGAAGAGTAACGTCACTCTCACAGACTTGGAAAAACAGTTGGACAAAAAGATTGAGTTACGCAAAGAAATTCAAATGAGTAAACTTGGACCGATCAAAAAGCGAGGTCATCTTGAAAAGGTTATGGAACTCAGAAATGATGTTGGTCAGAGACGTAGAATTTTCGAGGAGCAGTTGAAGAACCTCACACTAAACACTAAAAAGAAGGAACTCACAAAATACATTATCGGACTTAACCTTCCAGCCGAAAACAAAAGTAGATACGTCAAGCAGACAAATAAACCTGGGGCAAATCTGAACCTGATCCGTCGGAGTGCTAATAAACAGGTCGAAGAAAAGATTTCCAATACGTCTAAGTCTTTAGTAGCTGGTGCGATTAAAAAGGCAAAAAATGATGAAGCGGCTACAAAAATTCAGGCAGCCTTCAGGGGTAAAAAGAATAGGAACAAAGTGGCGCGTATGAAATTTGAAAAGAAAACCAACGTCACAAACACTTTTATTCCAACGGGATTCGACGAATCAAAGGTGTTTGATAACCCTCTAGCAGTTAAACCTACTCGGACATTCAAAGATGTCGTGAAAAACAATAAGAAGAGACGGGTAATGAACAATGTAAAAACCGCCGCTAAAATCGCCGCTGAGAAGAAGAAATTAAGTGAGGCAACAGGTGCTGAGAGAGTTCGGTTATCAAGGGAACAATCCGCTGCTACGAGTAGGAATAAGGGGAAAAATGCCACCGCGGCTGCTGGTCTATTGAAAAAGAGAAATAACCAGTTTGCTACGAAAGGTATTTCTAAAGCTGCTGCTCTCAAAGCAGAACAGAAGCGCGCTGAAGCTGCCGCTAAGAAACAGGCAAAGAAAAATAAGGTCCAGGAAGCCCTAAAGGCTCAAAAGGCTAGAGGTGAGGCTCTCAAAGCAAAAAGAGCCACCAAAGAAAGGGAGGAAAAACAGAAAAAAGCGGTTAGAGAAGCGGCTGAAAGGTCTGCTGCTGCACTGAAAAAGGCTGCTTCCAAGATGGAAGAGAAGGAAAAGAAAAGGAAGGCTGGGCCAGCTCGTAACGCCAAACTCGCGAAGGAATTGGGGATATCCAAGAAAGCCGCAAAAAAGCGTCGCCCCAAACCTAAGTAAAATATAAATATAAAGAAAGTAAATAAAGATGATGAACATTGACGACGATTGCACCGTAGTGACAGATATGCCTCTCAGTGACGAAGTTGTCAGTTTTATCCAACGGGGTCTCAATCATGATATGACAGATGATGATGTCATATCATGGTGTGATGATAATCTCGATAATCTTGCCGCTATTTATGAAAAATATCGTAGCACGTATGTGTCATATAGGTATGCGGAAATGACATTGCTTTTTACTCAAAGCATTTATGGTCGTGACGATGTGCATGAGATGATAGGTAGTTTCGTAGATAATCAGTTTTAATCCATTTCATCGATGACTGGACCATTCGCTTTTTCAGTTTTAGCCTGTTCCGCATATAGTGGAACACACGCGTCCATAAACTCTTTAGATTTGGCTTCAATTTCTTCCAGCTCAGCAGTCTTGTTATTGTCAATCCAGGAAATCATCTCCTCAACCTTCTCCTTGATTTTCGTTTTGTCCTCGTCACCCACAGTGCAGTTTTCATCATCGAGGGTAGAACGAACATTGTAGACCCTCGCTTCAAATTGGTTCATACTTTGGACCTTTTTCATGTAAGCCTCGTCTTCCTCTTTGTATTTCTCCGCGTCCTTGCACATGCGTTCAATGTCATCCTTGGAAAGCCGACCCTTGTCGTTGGTAATGACAATTTTCTCAGACTTTCCAGAAGCTTTGTCTTCAGCTGTTACATTTAGGATACCGTTCGCGTCAATGTCAAACTTGACGTTAATTTGTGGTGTTCCCCTAGGCGCTGGGGGGATGCCATTCAGGTCGAATTTCCCCAATAGGTTATTGTCTTGAGCCCTAGCGCGTTCACCTTCATATACCTGAATCGTCACTGTCGTTTGATTGTCGGAGTATGTAGAGAACACCTGTTCCTTTTTTGTGGGGATCGTCGTGTTACGATCTACGATCTTGGTCATCACACCACCGGCGGTCTCAAGTCCGAGTGAAACTGGTGCGACGTCCAACAAGAGAAGATCTTGTACATTACTACCCTCGGCTCCGGAAAGAATGGCTGCTTGCACCGCAGCGCCGTAGGCAACGGCTTCGTCGGGGTTGATGGACTTGTTCAGTTCCTTACCATTGAAAAAACCCGAGAGCATTTGCTGAATTTTGGGAATTCGTGTGGAACCACCGACCAAGACGATTTCATCAACTGCAGACTTGTCCATTTTAGCATCCTTGATGACCTTCTCAACTGGTTCCATACACTTTCTGAATAGGTCCGCATTGAGTTCTTCGAATCGAGCACGGGTGATCGAAGTGTAAAAGTCGACCCCTTCATAGAGGGAATCAATCTCCACAGATGTTTGTGCAGTCGAAGAGAGAGTGCGTTTGGCTTTTTCAGACGCGGTGCGAAGTCTCCGCAGAGCACGGGGATTATCACTGAGGTCCTTTTTGTTTTTACGCTTAAATTCTTCGATGAAATGCCTGACGAGTCTAGAATCAAAGTCCTCACCACCAAGATGCGTGTCACCGGCGGTAGCCTTGACTTCAAAAATTCCATCTTCAATGGTCAAAAGCGACACATCAAAGGTGCCACCACCCAAATCAAAAATGAGAACATTCATCTCCTTCGACTTGTCCTTGTCTAAGCCATAGGCGATCGCAGCCGCTGTTGGCTCATTGATGATACGAAGGCAGTTCAGGCCAGCGATAGAGGCTGCATCTTTGGTCGCCTGTCTCTGAGAATCGTTGAAATACGCGGGAACAGTGACCACCGCGTCAGTGACAGTTTTACCAAGGAAAGTTTCAGCAGTTTCTTTCATTTTTGTTAGGACCATAGACGAGATTTCCTCAGGTTCGAATCTTTTCTTTTCACCCTTGAACTCGACTTCAATTGTCGCCTTATCAGACTTTCCAGAGACAACTTTGTAGGACCAGTCCTTGATGTCATTCTGAACTTTTGGATCCGAAAACTTGAGACCGATCAATCGCTTCGCATCAAAGACCGTGTTCTCCGGGTTCATCGCAGTTTGATTTTTCGCGGCGTCACCAATCATACGTTCACTATCCGTGAACGCGACATAGGAGGGGGTCGTCCTATTACCCTGATCATTGGGCAAAATTTCTACACGATCATTTTGCCAGACACCGACACAAGAATACGTAGTTCCGAGATCAATACCAATAGCGGGAGACATTATAGGTTATGTTCAATTTATTTCTCTAAATAATTTAAAGAGTTAAACTCTCTTTAAACTAGATGGATGAATGTTTGGTATGTTGTGAATCTTTCAATAAATTGAGGCACAAAAAGGTTGTATGCTTACATTGCGAATACACGGTCTGTAAACATTGTTGCCAAACATATTTACTGTCGACTGAGAGAGACCCTCATTGTATGAAGTGTAAGTCTGTGTGGAATCGTGAGTTTGTGGATTCATTTTGCACGAGATATTTCAGAAACACCGAATATAGAAAACATCGTGAAGACATATTGTTCAAACGTGAGGAACTCTTGATGCCCGAGACCCAACCCGAAGTTGAAAGGATATTGAACATGAGGAAATTGAACGAGATGTTAAGGGCTCAAAAACGAAGACTCGTCGAATTACATGCCATCCACATGAGAACAGAGGAAGATGTCATGAACCTGCGAACTCACCCAGAGATTTTGGTGATATACAGAACTATGGAGACTATATACAGACATATAGAGTCTTTACGTCAGGGGGTTCAGGCAACTAACGTAGAACCGAGAAAGTTTATTCATAAATGTCCAAGTGAAAACTGTAAAGGGTTTCTGAGTGAAAACTGGTACTGTGGACTGTGCTCGGCTTACTTTTGTGATAAATGCAATGATGCGAAACACGAAGATCACACGTGTAATCCAGATACCGTAAAAACAATGGAACTCATTAAGAGAGATAGTAAAACCTGCCCCAAGTGTGGCATCATGATTCACAGAACTGATGGTTGCGCACAGATGTGGTGCACGGCCTGTCACTGCACGTTCAATTGGAGAACTGGTGAAATTGAAACTGGAAGAATACACAACCCACACTACATACAGTTCAAACGTAAAACGAATACGTCCAGGGAGCACGGTGATATACCATGTGGGGGAATTCCATCGTTCAGAGAACTTCGCGAAAAAATGGCGACACAAGAAATACTTCAATACGCCATGGTCATATATGAAACTGACAGACACAACTTATACCTGGACACAAGACCCCCAGATAATTTGAATCTCCGAATAGGCTACATGCTCAACGATATGTCATTGGAAGATTTCAAAAACATTCTACAACGACAGGAAAAGTTTGTAGACAAAGTCAGAGACATATCAAACATCTATGAAATGATCATTCATACAGGTGGTGACATCTTGAGGCAATACATCATCGACCCCGAGAGACATGATCATTACGTATCCGTGTTACACGGTATCGTTGAATACAGTAATGAAGTGTTCTCGAACATCAGGAAAAGATATAATTGTAATTTACCAAAGAATATAATTATATAGATACAGTAGGATGATACTCATACTCTTTTTGATAGTATTGGTATTCTGTTTACTCCCCAAATACAAAGGTCCGACCATTCTTGACGACTTTATTTCACCGGAGGAACGACAGCATATTATGAAACTGGCAAAGGAACGTCTTTCAGATTCTCTCGTCGACATAGATGGTCGAATAGATAAAGACATTCGTCAAAGTCAGACTGCGTGGCTTCAGAAAACAGATCCAGTTGTCAGATCTGTGATGGAACGTTGCGTTGGTCACGTTAATAAAACAATCGATCACTGCGAGCAACTTCAAGTGCTTCATTACGGGGAAGGTGGTCATTACAGGCCACATCAAGATGTGTTCATAGGGGAGAAAAACAGCCGTCTACATACTTTCATACTGGCACTCACAGACGACTATGACGGTGGTGAAACAGTGTTCCCCAACATTAACAAATCCTACAAGTTAAAGGCTGGTGACGCGCTGTTTTTTAACACACTAGATAGTTATGGTCTAGACACTTCCAAAGCTTTACATGGTGGGAAACCTGTAAAGTCTGGTGAAAAATGGATTTGTAATTTATGGGTAAGGCAAGATCCTTACATTTGAACCTCACCACGCTCGATCAACTTCTTCCGGTTCGCTAAGTGGAGACCCTCGACGAGCGCCTTATTTTCAGCGGCGTAAGGCACCGCATATCCCTCATCACACATCCACTTGTTTACGTTGGTCCAGATACCATCCTCACACACCCAGACCTCAGCGAGGACACGACCAAACTTACCCCTAGAATCCGCTTCTGGGCATCTGAGTTCGATCTCAATATCATCCTTCTCAGACGCCACCGCCTTCATACACCATTCTTTGAGCTTCTTCTTCGACAGGAGACCAAATACCTTCTCCTCCTGATCCGACGTGCGAGACTCTGGAGTGTCGATACCTAGAAGTCGAACACGCTGCTTCGTGCAAACGTCAAAGCCAAGGTCAATGTTGACATCGATAGTGTCTCCATCAACGACCTTCTCGAGAGAGGACACACGATATTTGAAGTTACAGGGTTCGACGTTATAGGTCATATACCCCATTAACCCTCCAAACCTTTAATTATCTTGTTGAGGACAATGTTGATCTCCGTTTTTGTCAGGCTCCGTGGTCCCACCGTATTACTTGGAAATGTGTGTGCGTTGACTTTACTCATTATCACGTCTATATGATCAGTATCAAACTTTAAAAAATGGTGTGATTGAACACTAAAGTCTCGTCCATCATTCAAATAACACCGACCCGCGTACACACCAACTCTCCTAAAAGCCAAATCATACACTTCCTCAGGTTTGACGTATTTGAATCCAATAGGTTCCACGCTTTTGTTTGAACGTCTTTTACGACCCCTCTTTTCCCATATCTGGAAAACACATGGAACATCATATTCTTTCCCGTTCACTTCGAAGGCATTTTTCTCTAGTTCTTGTGTGTGCACCAAATGAAAGTGTTCTTCAAACGCATTATTCATACTAGGTTTAGTGAAAGATTTCGGTAAAATAAAAGCTATGACATTTGCGAAGGTGCAACTCTTTCTGATGAAAGCTTTGGCTAGTGACGACTGTTTACCAAATGGTGGATTACCAAAAACAATGACATCCCCGGACATTGTGGGTTCCCATTCAAGAAAATCCATCTTTTTGACGGTATCTGATTTGGGGTCGATATCCATGGCTACTCGTTTGTATCGGGAATCGAGGGCGTCGGTGAAAGAACCTGTTCCAGCGGAGGGTTCTACCCATGTATACTTTGCTACGTGGGGTATGTGTTTGATGACAAGATCGACACACTTTTTTGAAATTACTCTATTTGTATAAAACTGATCTTTGCTATTTGTTCGGAATTTGCCAGTGTCTTGTTCACTCATAACAAGATAACATTTCTTCTCTTTAATTTGAAAATAGACTGTTCCTGTCTAACTTCGTGATCACACCTCGTGGATACTTCTCGATCAGTTCTTCTCCATCTTTGAACACGACGTTGATTTCAGGAAACTCTGTTATGTCACAAAAGATGTAAGTCATGTCACGAGCGTGAGTATGAAAACGTGATGCTTCCATAGTCCTACCTTGTCCAATCATACATGAAGGCATGTATTTGGCTCCATTACTGGTGAAACTTTTGAGGTCGAGCTTCGATTTCAAACCATCTTGAGTGGAAACGTAGTCGAAGCCCTTGGCGTCAACATATGTCAGTGACGGGAAAAAATTGTCTGAGCACAACATGAGTTCCAAGGGTTTCGAACTTACGCGTCCATCTCTGTATAGCTCATTAACTTTCTGACTAGAGAGACTGGGAAAGGAGGGCTGTTCCAGATTGAAGCTATAGACACGATTCAATTCGACATGCTCCACAGGGCCGTGGGTAACATTGCGAATGAGGGGGGGTTGATGTCTTTCGGGCATATTGAATTTTATTCCCCGTGGAAAAATACGTCCAGAACTTAGGCATTTAAAGAACATATAATATCAGTACATAATAAATGAGGTGCCTCGCGTATTCCTCAAATGACTCCTACAAACATAAACTCATAAAAACGAGTCAAAATGTTTTGAACGATGTTTACGAAAAAAAGGCTGTCGAACAGCACCCCAAACAAGCTGAAAATTTGAGACTTCGTCTACGCTTCAAAGAAGCCATACAAGAAGCACATGAGATCTGTGAAGAGGAGGGAAAAAAATCAAAGGAATGTCACCTCGCGTGGTATGAGGTGGACGAACTGGATGACGCCATGTCTAGATACTATCCAAATCGAGACTAACGATTGGTGCGTCATCTTCGTACCCGTAATAGCGTATCGTGATACCAAACATATCATTCAACACCTGGTTCAGGTCAGTATTCACGATTTCCTTCCATCTGTTTAAGGTTGTCTCAAAATATTCGAGACCTTCCTCACTGAATGCCATTTCCCCGATTTCTTCTCTCTGTCTGAATTCGTTCATGACCATGTCGACTCCACGCAGATATGGAAACTGGTTTCTTTCCGCGGCTGAAATCAAGTCAACGACGTAATACCCATGCGCGTCACAAATTATGTTCACTTGCATGTTTGGGTATCCTTTGATGTACGCGTCAAAATCACATTTACTCGGGAGTGTTACGAAAACTTTACTCGTGTCATAATTTATCTTACTTGGGAGGGAGACGCAAGGGTGTGTGTGATAACTCACGAGTGATGGCCATACACCGAGGACAGTGTCTAGATCGACACTGCTTCTATCCCTCGACGTGACATATGTTGGTTTACCGAAAGTGAATGAATCTTTATTGACAAGTTTATATGTTTTGACATTACCTGCATATTCCCACTTCAACTTACACGACAACTTACTGACCTCTCTCAGATCTTTGATGACTCTAGGTGGGATCTGAACCTGTTTCTTAAGAAACATCAGAGGTCGGGTCATATCTACATTACAGTTATAAAAATTTTCAACAAAAATGAGCCCGAAGAAGATCAACCCTTTTTATGGACACTGGGTCTGTGTGTTTCTCTGTTGTTGTCTCGAGGTCTTTGATCCGCTTTCGTAGTTTGACGATTTCATTTACGAGATCTTCTTTACTCCAATTCTCAAATTCTGTAGATGGCACTTTCACAAAAATTCCTGTAGGGAGATTCATTTTTCTTTGAAATTTCAACTTCCCCACCCCACTTAGGTGTCATTACTGTGGACTCCAATTCATGAGTGAGTTTTTATTGAGAAGAGTGATCGTTCCGAGTTCATTCCATAAGTAGTATCGAATTGAAATACCGAATTGTTTACGCATGATGGGGTCGACGTAACTGTTTACGAATTTTACCCATCTTTCTCGTGTTGTTCGTGAATATCCCAAATTACGCCACTCATATTCTACACTACGATACCTATTCCCAGATGTGAGTTTTTGGAATAACTGTATCACAGTGTTTGCATTTGGTTTCTGCATATTTGTCTCAATCAAATCAATAACGTAATAACCTTGATTTTCTAAAATGAGATTTGCCTGAATAGATGGGTAATAACGAATGTAAGTCTTAATATCATCAGAGCTTGGTAAAGTGAACAGGGGTGCGTCACTCTCTGGAACGGGGTGTGTGTGATACACGATGTATTGTGTAAGGTCTTCCTCACTGGGGGTTACTTTGGCGAGTTGTCCATTCGTTCGAGCCGTTGGTTGGTTGAACTTGACGTAATTTCTCGTGTTAAATATGGTAAAGGGAACGCTACCCACATACTCCACATTTTCAACCCACGTTTTTCTGTACACATCCTTCAACGCGTCAACCACTTTGCGACTCAACCGAACTGTCAAAGATCTATTGTTCATGTTCATTTTCATGATGGTTCCATAGTTGAACGTGTTCTTTGGTATGTTTAATTTTTTGGATTTGACATCTTTTGCCAGTTTGCGTAATGCTTCGAGAACGTCTAATTTTCTTTTCCTTCTCATTTTTTCTTGACGATCAGATGTTCGCCTTTCTAGGGTGTTCAACCTTTGACGAGTCAGGGCTCTTTTGGTTGGAGGGTCCTTTGACACTCGCTTGACTGTCATCTTATGATATTTAGAGAAATTAATTGTAAAGAATTTAAATGATCGATGTGGAGCAGATGGTCAGAGATGTATATTCAGAACTAGGTCCGGGGTATAGTGAGCGGGTATATCACAACGCGATGGAAGTCATTCTACGAGAAAAGAAGGTTCCGTATGAGTCAGAAAGACACATCCTAGTTAATTTCAGGGGACATGTCGTGGGTCAGCTCAGGGCTGATATAATCGTCGACGGTCATGAAATCTTGGAATTTAAAACAATTAAGACTCTCGGTGACGGGGCGGAGTTGCAGGCTCGTAACTATCTTCGTCTGACAGGTCTGAGGACTGCGTATCTTGTGAACTTCCCCCCTCATCCTGGTCGAGATGTGGAAATCCGAAAGATCTCATTAAGACCATTAGAGGGAGAACTCTCGAAAGCATTTGATAAAATTCTCGAGCATCATCATAATGTTTCTGTGGATCTAACACAGCTCCTTCCAGGAGATCACGAGCCTGGTTTAGATGAAATTTAGCTTGTTCCATGCAGTGTTGGAGGGCTGGGTCTGCATAATTTAGATGATTCATCTGTGGCATCACATAGTTGTCTAAATTATACAGTGTGAGGAGTGCTTTCTCTTCTTGAATCATCTTAAGTTTTTAAAAGAATGGGACAACTTAAGTTTCAAAAATTCACACAGTCGGTATAAACTCCCATCGTAGGTCGTGGCAGATTTTTTTCCATATCACGTCTTGGTGGTAAAGTTTTTCTTTTGATTTGAGTAGTGGAAAGTACTGGAGATACTCATCTTCCCCAAGCAGTTCACAGAATTTGTAGAGCACGTAGGAGTAACTAAGAAAATTCTTCCTCTCTGCTGGACAGTTGACATCGAATGGTTTTTGGATATCCTTGAACATGATTCGTAAAAGTTCTTCAAGTTCTTGTGGCATGTTGGGTGGTTTAATTCCATTCAAGATGTTTGTAATATAGGGGACATGTTCATAATATTTGTTGAGTCTCAACTTTTTCAACAAGTTGCGAATCTTCGCGTGGGTGATATCTTCCAAGTTTTTTATTTTAATCTTCTTCAGTTCTGACCTCAACTGATCTATGACTTCAACAGGTATGGTAGTCATTTCTTGTGCTTGGAATTGTGATAGCCACTCGTTGAAGTGATTTTCCCTCTTGTACGAGTAGTTGATGATTTTTTCAGATGTTTCTTGTTCTTCTCTGTATGTAAGTTCTTCACTTATCAATGTTGTCACTACAATACCACATTTTTCACAAACTAGGTCACTCGTTTCAGGGAAATGCGTCAAATTCGTTTCATTACATTTAGGGCATTCATCCATTAAACGTTCACTAGGTCTTGTTATATTTTGATTCTCAACTTCGATGAGATAGTCTGTGAAAATGTCTTTTCTTTTTAAACCAACCGTCTCCTTAACATTAAATACGTTGTCTGTGTTTGATTTCTCACTGTGCTCATCAGTGTGTTGATTCATGTAAGGCATACACTTGATGATATAATCTGACATTTCCCCTTCATAAAGTTTTTTATTATGTGGTTCCCTGTCTATCAAGTCTTTCCACTCTTTTATTCGATTGTTGTATCTACTTAAAAAATTACCTTCCATTCTTTATATAGAAATGCTGCTTAACTTTTTAAGTAACGTTATTTTCATTTTCAAAAAAATCACCACACCGAGAGACTATCACGTGGTGAAGGAAGAACTCGAATATAGCGTCGACTATGACATGAAATATCTCGTCGAGGATACTTTTTGGAGAAATGAATCGAAAGATTGGGATGGTATACTTGAAAATTTCTATGTCAACGTTACTGGTTTAGATTTTAGACATACTTCGATTCCCCAGAACGTGAAGGACATCGTGTTGCGAGTAAAATATGTTTACAACGGTCACCTATACACAGTCATCACGAATGATATCAATTTCCTACCTGGTGAAAATGAAGACAACTCCATGCATTTCAGTATTCCTTTGACCAGTGCTTGGATTGTTGACCACGATGACAAACCCATGGTTAACATCACTGAAAAGGTAAAGAGATACTCGGGGCCGAGAGGAGATTTTCACAAGGAGAAAGTTCCTTTGAAGGACTTTTTATATTATGAGCATGAACATCTGGAAAAGAAGTTGCCCAAAATCATGTTGGCAAACGGTCTAGGTATGAAGAAGATTGTGTCGACACTGACCGGATTCACAACTGATCTTCGGATACCTTAGTGGCGAGGTAGAACTTTAGTTCACCAAGGTTCGCGACGTTATATTTCAAGATCAGGAACCTGTTCCCAGTTTCCTGAATAATCTGGACCGACGCACACATACTCGTAGCTTTCGTAAATATATTGAGATACTTCAAGCTGTATAGACCAGCGATGGTCGGACTCTCATCGACACACTCGATCGAGGTTTCCTGGTTTGCAAAGTCACCCTCACAATTGAATTTGATTTCTTTACCAGAACGAATGATTTCGATGTAATTTCCTATGTTAGACATATCCCTACAGAGACGTTGGAAGTCGATGGACGGAAGAGTTGTGATCGTGGTCATCTCGACATCCGGAACCTCAATCCGGCTTTCGTTAATGTCTAGCAGTTTGAGTTGGAACTTTGTGTTCGTCTTTTTCGTGTCACTCGAAATCGTGATGGTCATGTATTCTTTACAGTTGATCTCAATCTGAAGAACATCATTGTTCGTTATGGTTTTCAGAAGTTTGAAGGTGTTTGAAATGTTGATTCCAGCTATGACTTCTTCTTGCTCACAGACATACTCTTCAAAATTGTCACCCGACAGAAAAATATCTACCAGAGATGTTCTAGCCGTGTCTAAAGTGACGATATACATGCCATCCTTTCTAAAGTAAATATTGACATCGTTGAGAATATCCTTCAGCACTTCAAATGTAGATTTGAATGCAGCAGCTTGTATTGTGACTAATTTCATAATTACATGTAAAACGTGTCACATCTTTAACTCTGTATACGGCTGACCTTTCGACACGTCCTTGCTAATCTTGTCTTCAAGCTCTTTGGTCATAGGTGGTTGTAATGATTTACCGTAATCATCGAGTGAAAACATATGGGCGTTGTCACCTTTACCATCGAGGGAAGACATGGAGCACCCCATACCACCCAACATTTCATTTGAGATCTCCTTTGTGGGAAGTAGGGAGTCTAACCAATTTCTTATTTCGTTACCTACTAAAATTTTGCCATTTTGTGTGAGCATGGTGGGCACTCTGGTAATTTTACTTTTGTAGCTCGCTGGTATACCCTGTGTGTTTATGTTATGATAATGCACGAGTTGCTTGAGCTGATGATGTTTTTTAATGTATTCGATGACTTCCATCGAAAACTTGCATCTAGGACTATAGATTAAGAGCGACATCTATTATTTCACAAGGTAATATTCTAAAAAAAATTAACGCATACTAATAATATGAATTACCTCCTCGCATTCATATTATTAATTGTCGTGTTCATTTTGACAAATGAACGAGAAGCGTATGACATGTTTGGGTTCTCAGGCTATGTGGTTCCGAAGCAAACCCAGTTGATGGATCCTTATCCAGAATTGAAGGGGTATGAGCAGGTCAAAAACGACGCTACAGCAGACCTTATGGAGAGTGTGGTCCTGCTCACAAATAAAGAAATTCACAAGAGAACAGGGATAGCTAACTACATCATAGAGACGATGTCTATGAAGAAGTTTGTCAAGAAAGAGGACACAGTGTATGAATGTCAGTTCATGACAGTTAAGAAAGATGGCTTCTCGTTTGGATTTTCCGTAACCGTCTGGTTCATCACTGAAGAAAAGAAGCCACTAAGACTTTTAGCCATCCGATCTCAACCGATAGGGTATCAAAATTCTGACCAGACGCTTTCATTCGTCGGTCAGGGAATGGGGAAGGACTTTGGGAGCTATAGACTCATTAAGAACAATCATATCCCTGATAGGTCTGACTTTGACGAATCGATGAAAATGTTCAGGAATCCAGAACTTGAAGTTATCAGACCATACATCGATCAGGAACCAGAAAGTGCCGATGTTCAGGCGAAGCGGTTGAACGCTGAACTACTCGAACTCAGAGAAGATATAGAGGAAAACGTCAACATTGCGAGGAAAAAGACTGACGACTTCTTGCGAAACCTCGAGAATGACCCACAGCTCATCAAAAGTCTCAGGAAAATTGGTTCGACAGTGTCTGGTGGGTTTGAAACGGTTAAAAATAAATTACAGTAAATAGTAATGTTAAGCATCAATGACGTGACAAAGATTGATGAAAAGAGAAAACGAATCAAAAAGGAAATTTACACGAAAATTTATGAACAGTTTTCATCAAAAATAAAACAATCTGTCGAGCTCGGATGTAAGCAGATATTCTTAACAATACCCAATTTCCTGGTCGGATACCCCACCTTTGATAGGGGGCAAGCAGCTCGATACGTCGCCAGACAATTTATGCTGGGTGGTTTCACAGTGCAAATGATAAATGAAGGTGAAATTTACGTGTCATGGTTCACCCCAAAAAAGAAAAAGGAACGCCCAGAACCCAAGGAGGAAGAGGATTTTCCAAATCTGATGAACCTCAAGAAGATGGCGAATAAATACAGGGGGAGTGCGTAGTTATTTCTCAATTAAAAAAACCCTTTAATCATAAATGGACAATTTGAACGTTCTCGTCGAAGCCAAGAAGGAATATCTCGGACAGATGTGTTTAATCATGTGTCCAGCTATGATTGAAGTTTTTCAGGAAATGTACAACGAATCGATAAACACCTCTAAGGGGAAGCAGGTTTTGATCATGTTTCAAAAACTCCTCAAAGAGGTGCCTAACTGGTCGAATGCTATGTCTAAGAGGCACAGTGACAACATCACCGGACGTTGTGCGTGGTTCAGTGATCTACTCGCCGCAGTCTTTGTGGCGTGCACGAAGATTCTCTCCGCCGTCCGCCTAAAGGCTGACAACAAGAAGATCTCTCTTAAACTCCCTACTGAGGAGGTTTTCATCCAGACCTGCTACAACAACGCTGCGCGCGATCTTTACAAGGATCCTTACATCTTCCATGAGGAGCAGAGTGAATACATTCGTGACGAAAATCTCACTAAACGTTTTTGTGTGTGCATCGAAAACACGGTGAAGGAGTTGATTCCCGTGCAGCAAATCTTGCAGACCTACATGTCGCAAGAGACGCGTGATATTTCGCTAGACGGGGATATCCAGGATAGCGCCGACCCCGAGGTATTAGATGAGGGTGACGATCCAAACGCTTTTCCCGAGGAGGATCCGGAACAGGTCCAGGATGAAACTCAGGATGAGGCTCCGACAGAGGAACCCATGCAACCTGAACCTCAACTCACGGGTCTCGAGAATGAATTCAAAACTGTCCACGGTGTTCAAGCCCCCCCACTCGAAGAGCCTGAACCTATGGAGGAACCCAGACTTGAACAGCCTTCGGAGTATCAGCAACCCCCTCCTACCGAAGATGATGGGGTTCTATTCGGTGACGCACCAGAGCGTCGTATAAAAAATCCCAGGTATAATTAAATGGAAGACCTGTCCAATTATTTAAGAGATCCTGTGAGCGCCGCCCTTATCGCTGGTGGTATCACAGCTGGTTACATACATCTCAAAGCCTATCTCAACAATGAGGGTAAGCTTGAGCTCAACAAATACACCAAACCTGCGACACTTAATGCGATTCTCGTATTCTTTATAGTGTCTGGTGGAATTGGTAAACGTGAGGCTATTTCTACCGAGCCTTTTTAAACTTAAAGATTAGATTTGTAAATTAAGAAAATGGCGTCTGTCTCTGCTTTCAATGATATGATGGGTCAATTTCTTGTGGAATTGCACAAGACTTTTCCAGATGAAAAGGGCATCAAGAAAATGCTCACGTCTTTTGACGTGCTGAAATCCACCAATCCTCGTCTCGTCGTGGATAGTTTTATGAAGGGTGTAACCCCTTACGCTGAACAGATTTCTGCGAAGGATGATAAGTTTCTCCTCGAGGAGTGCTCAAAGATTGACTTCCTAAAGGATCTTGACATCTCTTCGTATTGGGAGCGCATGTCTGTGAACACGAAGGATGCGACTTGGCAATATATACAGACCCTGTATATGCTAGGAACTACCATCATGGCCCTCCCCCCTGACAAAATGGCTCAGATTGAGGCACTCGCACAGGGTGTGGCGTCTCAACTACAGGAAGAAGGTGGTGAGCTGAATGAGGACGCCCTCATGAAGATGATGGGTAGCATGCTCGGTGGCCTCGGACCAAAAAATTAAACCTGAGTATATACTAAATGAAGGTTTGGTTCGACGATCCTCGCCAGCTCGTTGATGAAAAATACTTTTTACAATTTTGGCCTAATAGTAAGCAGACCCCAGAGGACAGGATCAATTCTGCCTCGAGGTTTATCGTTTACGCTTCCACACTTCTTTATTTAATCAGACGTGATCCTCGTGTCTTTGTACTCGGTGGTACCATTCTTGGTGTGATTTACGTTCTTTATAAGTCGAAAATGGTAAAAGAAAGCTATGGAACAACGCCGGTGACAGGAGAAAACATGTGCCAAAAGCCCACCATGGATAACCCCATGGGGAATGTGCTCATGACGGACTACACGAAGGCCCCTAACCGACTCGAGGCTTGTTATTACCCCTCGGTTAAGCCGTATGTTCAGAGATACACCAGTGATCGTATTCCCTATGACAGCGGTCGGTCGAGGACTTCCATGCCTCAATACCTACGAAACGCGATGGAGAGGCAGTTTGTGACTATGCCTGTGTCGAAAATCCCAGGAGGACAAACGGAGTTTGCCGAGTGGCTGTATGGACCCAAGAATGGCCCTATGTGCAAAAGTAATTCCAAACACTGTAATCCAAACGCCAGGGGTGTTCAGCTCGAGGCGTATTCTGGCCTCGGAATGGATGGTGACAGAAGAGCCTAGAGGAAAATATCTCACGTTATAGTAAATGGCGTATCAGCTTCAACCTGGCCTTTCTATCGTTCAGAACAGTGGTGCTCTGCCCCCCACCAAAGCTACTGATGAGGTTTTCGTTTATCCTCAGCCCGGTGGTCCGGTGAACTGCGGTGGGTGCAGACCCAACACGATGCTCTACGGCACCGCCCCTTACAAGGCGGGTAAGGGCTCTCCAGCTCAGCACATAGATGTCAGTGATCAACTTCGCCCCCAGAGCACATCTCGTTTCAACAAGCACATAGTCCAAACGTATGAAAAGAATTACTTCCCCCTCAACAATATGGAGTGTAAATTGCCGATTCGGACCATGCACTATGAGCCAGCCAGCACTAGGGCTGATCTTCAGAATGGTTTGTTTCAGAAAAGGTATCTTAATAAAAATGTTAACAAAAAGTAAGAATGGCTGATCCCATTTCGCTCATGGCTGTAGCGGGTCTTGTATACGCTGGTCGTAACTTGAGTACGAAAACTCAACCACCCAAAGTTACTACCGAACCATTATTTGTAAATAGGCCGGTCGTCGTTGAAGAGGACAATTTTGAACCACCTGTCGACGTTTCCCACAAACAGGAAATGAAGAGCTTTGGTGACGTAGCTAGTCAGTCTCGCACTAGTGGTCAGGAAATGATGGACATGCGGAACAGGATGTATGATCACGGAAGGATGAACAACCTGTCCCCCATAGAAAAGGAGTTGGTTGGTCCCGGTTTGGGTGTAGGACCCAATGTCCCGGCGACTGGTGGCTTCCAACAGATGCTACGAGTGAACCCAGTGAATGTTGGTGAGTATAAATTGACCACACTTCCAGGACGCACCGGTCCAGCCGCCGATCACACGGGTGGTAGAGGTGCGGTGGTCGGTCAGCTCACTCACAACAAACCCGCGACGACTGCCCACTTACCTTCTCGTCTTCCCACAATGCCCGGAAGAGCTCAGGGTATGTCTGGTGTTGTTCCCCGTAACGAGCACGAACGAACCAAGAAAACGACAAACCGCTCTGAGACTGGTTACCGTGGGGACAATTTGGGATTCAACGGCGCGAAGCGTGTCATCTCTGCCACGACTGCTGTCCAGGACCCCACACGTTTCAAGAGTGACAACAATGGTGGTCAGTTCATGTATAACAACCA